TAAAACTATGGCTTGCGCTTTAACAACAGGAAGAAGTTTACCTTGTAAATCGGCTGTAGGTGGATTGAAAACAGTCTACTTTGCAGATTACGGTACACTAGGTACAGCTACCATTGCAGCAGGAGAGATTACAGCTTTAGCAGGAACGCCAACTTGGTATCAATTTGATATTAAAGGTAATTCTAGCTTAGAGACTGCAATTAACTCTTCACGTGAAAATGGTACAACATTTTATACACAGACTCTTAGTTTGACTTTGACATTTTTAGATAAGGCAACACAAGAGGAAATTAAATTACTAGCAGCAGCTAGACCCCATATTGCTATCGAGGACTACAACGGAAACTTTTTCTTAGTAGGACTAGAACACGGTGCTGAAGTTACAGGAGGAACTGTAGTATCAGGTGCAGCAATGGGAGACCTTTCAGGATTCACTTTAACTTTTGAGGCTATGGAGACATCTCCTGCATTCTTTGTTACTTCTACAGTAATTACAGATGACGCTTCAGCTAGTCAAATCGACCCTGACGCATAATAATTGTTTGATAAGAAGGAGGGCTAGCAGAAATGTTAGCCTTTTTTTTTGCACCTATGCAAAATATTTGCTTTTTAGCGTTATATATGTATGAAGATACTTACTACTAGCACAGAAGAACAAAGTATAAGGTTCACACCTAGAGAATATGTTTTATCTGCTACGCTATATATTAGAGATGATAGTACAAATGTAGTGACTAATGAAACAGTCGATTTCACACAAGAAAAAGATGAACTTATTTACACAAGTACTTTTAACTTAATAGAGGGTAGGTTCTATGATTTTGATTTTGTAGTTGATCCTAACTTATTTGAGCAAAATACTTTAGTGTGGGAATTAAACTCTGATACTTGGGATGCTTCACAAGGTGCTGCACTATCACTATATAAAGATAAGGTATTCTGTACAGACCAAAACTTAGACCAAACAGAGGATGAGTATTACAGCGTCAATAAAGATGAATATGTTACAGAGAATACACACGACAACGATTATATCATAATATGAAAAAAGTAAAAAATTACAGACCTGCTCCAAGACCTAAAACATCTTCAGAGGTGCATATGGTAAATCTTAGCACTTATACTTCACCTAAGATCAAAGAGGTTAAAAATAAAGATTGGATTTCTTACGGAGAGGATAATAACTACTATCAATTCTTAATTGACAGATATAATGGTTCTCCTACAAACAATGCTGCAATAAATGGCTTGTCAGAAATGATATATGGTAAAGGTTTAGATGCTACAGATTCTAATAGAAAGCCTGACCAATATGCACAAGCAATTTCTTTACTTAAAAAAGATTGTGTTAGAAAGTTAGCTTTTGATCTTAAATTGATGGGTAGCTGTGCAATGCAAATTATATATTCTAAGGATAGAACTAAGGTAGCACAAGTAGAACACTTTCCTATTGAAACGCTAAGAGCTGAAAAATGCAACGAAGACGGAGATATAGAAGCATACTACTATCATAAAGACTGGTCTAGTATAAAGCCTAGCGAACAGCCTAAAAGAATACCTTGTTTTGGAACTAGCAAAGAATCAATAGAGATATATGTAGTTAAGCCTTACAGAGCAGGATTCTATTACTACTCACCAGTAGACTATCAAGGAGGCTTACAATATAGCGAACTAGAGGAAGAGATAAGCAACTATCACTTAAACAATATAATGAATGGGCTAGCACCTAGTATGCTAATTAACTTTAACAATGGTGTACCTAATGAAGAGCAAAGAAGATTAATAGAGCAAAGAATCTACGAGAAGTTCTCAGGTAGTTCTAACGCAGGTAAATTTATTCTTAGTTTTAATGACAACACCGACTCTCAGGCTAATATAGAGCCTGTACAATTATCTGATGCTCATAACCAATATCAATTCCTTTCAGATGAGAGTGCTAGGAAGATACTAGTAAGCCATAGGATCGTTTCTCCGATGCTTTTAGGTATAAAGGATAGTACAGGGTTAGGAAACAACGCAGACGAGTTAAAAACAGCCTCTATTTTAATGGATAACACCGTTATAAGACCTTTTCAAACTTTACTAATAGATGCCTTTGATCAAATACTAGCTTACAATAGCATTTCACTTAATCTGTACTTTAAAACTTTACAGCCTTTAGAATTTACAGACTTAGAGAATGTAGAGGATGCTGAAACACAAGAAGAAGAAACAGGTGTAAAAATGAGTGAGCAAAAACCTGAAGCTACAGAAGAAGTTGCTGACTTGTTAGATGAATTTGGAGAAGACGAAGATTTAGAAAATTGGGTCTTAGTCGATGAAAGAGAAGTAGATTACGATCAAGAAGAGACGCTAGATAAAATGATAGGCTTAGCTTCTACAGGAACAGCAAGACCAAATGCTAAAAGCGATCAAGATGGTGAGGTAGAGGATATGAAATTTAAAGTAAGATATCAATATGCACCTTTAAGAACATCTGCTAATAGTAGAGAGTTTTGTAAGAAGATGGTGTCTGCTAAAAAGATATATCGTAAAGAAGATATAATGTCAATGAGTCAAAGAGCAGTAAATGCAGGATGGGGTAAAGGTGGTGCTGCTACTTATGACATATGGCTCTACAAAGGCGGGGGTGATTGTGCTCATTTTTGGATGCGTAAAACCTATATGGCAGTAGATGTTAAACCTGATGCTACTAATCCTAAAGCTGAAATAAGTGTAAACAAAGCTAAAAAGGAAGGATTTACACCTGAGGTAAACGATCCTAAAGTAGCTAAGAGACCAAGAGATATGAAAAATAGAGGATTTATAAAACCTAGAGGATAATGGCTACAGCACTATTTATAACAAGAACAGATTTAGTAAGAAATAGCATCTTAGATGGTAATGTAGACACAGATAAGTTTATTCAGTTTATCAAGATTGCTCAAGAGATACATATTAAAAACTATCTAGGAACTGATTTATACAACAAGATCAGCAATGACATTCTAGCTAATAACTTAACAGGAGATTATTTAGAATTAGTAAACTCTTACATACAGCCTATGTTGATCCATTTTGCAATGGTTGACTATTTGCCCTTTGCTTCTGTTACAATCAAAAACGGAGGTGTATTTAAGCATACTAGTGAAACAGCAGAATCTGTTAGCAAAGAAGAAATAGACTTCCTAGCTAAAAAAGAAATGGATATTGCAGAATATTATACAAGAAGATTTATTGACCATATGAGTTTTAACCAAGCTAAATTTCCTGAATACACATCTAACAGTAATGACGATGTAAGTCCTAGCTACGATGCAAACTTTAATGGGTGGGTGCTATGAAATATAAGCCAAAGCAAAACAACATTACAAAATTAAAACAGTATTTAAACAAAATAATAAACAATGGCAACACTAACAGGAACAACAATAAAAGACACCTATAAGTCATTAATAAAAGTTAATGATAATGAAGAACTTGCAGCTACGTTACAGGAACTAACTGATGGTCTTGGAAATGGTTCAGGTATAAGCATTAATACTAGCGGAGATTTAAAGGCTTCAGGTATTTTAGAGTTTGGATCATTAAAAGATACTGGTGAAGATATTACTATTGTAAAATTTGTAGATCAAGCAGATGGTATTGCTAGTAATAACAATGACACTACTATACCTACTAGTGCTGCAGTTAAAGATTATGTAGATACAAATGTAACAGCACAAGATTTAGACTTTACAGGAAATACTGGAACAGGTGCAGTTGATCTTGATAGCCAAACGCTTAATCTAATAGGTGCTAATGGTGTTGTAACAACTGCTAGTGGACAAACTATTACTATTGATACATCTTCCTTAGATACGAGATTAACAACAGCAGAAGCTGACATAGATACTAATACAGCTAATATTGCTACAGAGATATCTGACAGAACATCTGCTGACTCTACTTTACAATCTAATATAGATGCTGAAGCTGCAACAAGATTAGCAAACGATAACACCTTACAAGGCAATATAGACACAGAGGCAAGTACTAGATCAAGTGCAGATACAACTCTACAAGCTAATATAGACACCAATACTGCTAACATATCTAGTAACGATACTGACATTGCAGGATTAGATACACGCTTAACAACTGCTGAAGGAAACATTACTTCTAACGATACTGATATAGCAACTAATGCTAGTAATATTAGTACGAATACTTCTAACATATCTACTAATACAAGTAACATTGCAACTAATGTAACGGATATTGCAACAAACGCTACAAATATATCTAGCAATGATACAGACATCACAGCCTTACAGAATGACAAGTATGATAAGACAGGTGGTACTATCTCAG